ATGATCGATTTCCGCAGTGTTTTCCTGCCCTATTGCGTGCTGAGGCTGATGGACGGCAATCACGTCGTGCTCAACCGCAACGAAGCCCCGGCCGGCCTGACTGTCGAGGGCGGCGTGAAGATGGAAGACCATCCGGTGCGAGTGCGCCTGCAGGACCTTAGGCCCGAGAGCATCGCCGCCGCCAGCGTGGACGGCAGCGGCGATGCCGCCCGCATCCTGCTGTACGACGACAACAGCATCCCCACCGATAGCGCCGAGCACTGGGCGGCCTACGGACGGCGCCTGCAGGCGCTGGCGGCGCTGGGGCTGGAGGCGGTGCGGGAGGGGGATCCGGAGTTCGTCGTCGTGCCGGACTTCCCGGTCTTCAAGGCCAGGGCCCGCTGAGCGCCGCCGGTCGGCGTATCTGGTCCCCTCGACAGGAATCGAACCTGTATCTAGCGCTTAGGAGGCACTCGTTCTATCCATTGAACTACGAGGAGGGGTTGCAGATTCTAGCTGTCTTTCATTGGAGAGCGTGCCCCGCTTGCCACCCCTGTATCATTCGATCCACCCTGGCAGTGAGTCGGGATGTGATACGGGAGTGAGTCGCCGATGGCATCGATTTCTAAGGTCGAAGGGCGCTGGCGTGCATTGATACGCCGGAAGGGGCACAAGCCTATCAGCAAAAGGTTTGACACCAAGGCTGCGGCTGCAGAATGGGCTCGCGCCATCGAGACGCAGATCGATGTTGGCCAGGTCCCCAAGATGGCCAGCCCGGCCACCATCGGGACCCTCATCAAGAAATATCGTGAACTGCGATCGACGACGAAGCCGATCCTGGATACCTCAAGCGAGCATTACGTGCTGAAACAGCTCACGCGCACGCTTGGCGAGATACGCGCGGAAGCACTTTCCGTCGACGATTTATTAGGTTGGGCTACGCGGCGCAAGGATGAGGGCGCCGGCCCTTACACAGTCAATTGCGATCTATCAAAGCTGGGGACGGTGCTGCGCTATGTAGGGGGTAGTCTGCCTGACGTAATCGGCACAGCCCGCCCAAAGTTGGCCTATCTCGGACTGATTGGTGGGGGCGGCATGCGTGAACGAAGGCCCGTTGAGGATGAGCTAGCCCGCATTTGTACTTGGCTGGTCGAAAACCGAGGTCAGGTCTATTCAGACTTCGTCCTTTTCAGCGCCTACACCGCCATGCGACGTAGCGAGGTCGCCCGCATCGCCTGGAGCGACGTTGATGAGAGGAAGCGCCTAGTGCTGGTGCGTGACCGGAAAGATCCGCGGAGAAAGATTGGCAACGACCAATGGGTTCCATTATTGGGGGAGTCTTGGAACGTTATGCAGCGTCAGCCCTCCAAGCAGGCCATTGGGGTAGCTCAGGAAGATCAGAGGATTTTCCCGATTCATCCCCAGACCATTTCGAAGTATTTTAAAGATGCGTGTCGTGAACTTGGCGTGCCGGATCTTCATCTGCACGACATGCGTCATGAAGGTACAAGTAGATTGTTCGAGGAAGGCTTCGAGATTCAAGAGGTGGCTTTGGTCACTGGGCACAAGGACTGGCGTCACTTACGCCGTTACACTCAGCTGAAGCCAGAGTCATTGCACTTAAAAGTTGGAAAGCAAAGGGGTTGAACATGGCAGTTCCGCGGGTGTTTGTTTCTTATTCTCACGACTCTCCAGAACATAAAGCGTGGGTGCTAGATTTGGCAACTAAATTGCGGCACAGCGGGGTGGAATCAATTCTTGACCAATGGGCGTTAGGTCCGGGCGGCGATTTGCCTCACTTCATGGAGCAAAATTTAGCCAGCGCGGATCGGGTGCTTATGATCTGCACCGACCCGTATGTAAAAAAGGCGAACGCTGGTACTGGCGGCGTAGGTTACGAAAAAATGATTATTACGCCCGAGTTGATGAAGAGCATTGATTCTCGGAAGGTCATTCCCCTTATTCGGCAGTCAGGAACAAAAAATGTTCCGGCGTTCCTTAACTCAAAAATCTATTTGGATTTTTCGCGAAGCGATCAGTTTGAGTTCAGCTTCGACGAACTGGTGCGCGATCTACATGGCGCGCCACTTTACGCGGCGCCTCCGGTCGCCGCCAATCCCTTTGATATTGCCAACGCGACAGAGCCGGTGGAGGCTGCGAAGCGCTCGTCTGACCCCATCATAAGTCTGATGAGATTGATCGTTAAGGCCTTCGATGCAAGTCATTTCGACTGGGTGAGGTACGCATACATCATCGAAAATTCAGAATATTCGCGAATTATGGTAGATATGTTTATTTCGGATTTGATTAACAAGCGGCTGGTAAGGCAGGACGACGAGAAGGATATATGGCTTACTGACGAGGGGCGCCGCTTCGCAATTGTGAATAATTTGACCGGGAAGCGTTGACGATCACCCCGCCTGTTGTCGACAAGTGTCCAGATACGTCGCGACATCTCTATAATCTGCAAACCGCTTTCCTCCATCGACATATGTGGGAACGGCGAGGGTTTTTTTGGCAACTTGGTTATAGATGGTATTCGGTGCCAAGTCTAATACCTCGCCGAGTTGCTCTACATTAAGCCGTAACCCATATTTCTCGACTAGATACGCTTGGGTAATAAGGCTCATTTCAGGCCCCCTCAATAGATAGCTGATAGCCGGCCGGATGAATTTGGACGGTGCCTCCGGAACTGCGGACCTCAGCAATCGCACGATCGAGGGCACGCCAATACTCGCCATGGCTGAGCTGGCTGAGTTGGAAGGCAAACAGATCGACGCCGGCGTCGATGTTGTCCAGCTCCTGGTAATACAGGGCTGTGGGCTTCCAGTGGCCGCTTGCCATCGCCCTCATGCGTATCTCGGCCAGGGCAAGCTGCGCGGCCTGGATGTGCGCCCGGGCGCCGCGAACGACGCCCTGCAGTTCGATGGTGTCAGCGATGTTCATGACGCTGACGACGTGAGTCCACTGGCCCTCGTTGGCAACGCCCTCGCGCAACGCCTTGAAGCCCGCACGGACGGGCTCCAAGGTGGCGTCGATCTCAGGCTTTGTGAGCAGGGTTGCCCTGGTCATGGCCAGCAGCATTGGGTTGGTGGATACCGGGCGCGGCCGGCGCGGTTTGCGGAGACCATTCATGCCAATACTCCTGCCTCGAAGTAGCCGAGGTTCCCCCCTGCAGGGTTGGAAGTCGAGGATCTCCGGGTCTGCGAGCACATGGCCGTAGGGACCGGTGAACCAGGGCGATTCATGCACACGCGCGCATGCCACCAAGCGCGCGGCGCCGATGATCCCTCCGCGCTGCAGGTCGCTCGGTTTGGGGAGCACCTCAAGGACATCGCGGATGCGTTCATCCGCGCGAATGAAGAGTCGGCAGGCCTCGTAATCAGGCATGGTCATAGCTTGGGCCGCGTGGATCAAAACGCGGCCGCGGCGGTATGTTGTCCAGCTGCGGTTTTCGACGGGCTTATGACCATTCACGATTAGCCAGGCCCACGGCTGGCGAATAGAAAGCGCGATCATGTTGCGGTCTCAGGAGTAGTGACCTCAACCCGAACGGGATGCATGGTCCGGCCAACGACGAAGAGCATCACGGCGCCGCCGGCGTTGAGGGCAGCCAACTCGGCAGCGTCAGGACGCCAGAACGAAACCACAGAAGGAACGTCGTTCTGCATGACATCCGTGATTGGCAAGGCCCCCACTGGCAACGCACCTTGGTACCAGCCGGCGGGTGCGCCGAGCACTCGATTGTTTGAGGAATGCTGGAAGAAGTTCATGCTGCGGCCACCTCCAGCTCGTCTTCTGCGAATGTCTCGACGCGCGCCTTTTTCTTGCCGACCGGATCTAAGCGCACATCCCATGCATAGCCGCTCTTCGACCTTCCGACGATCCGGCCGAGCTGCCCGGCGAACCCTTGAAGGTGCTCGGCCACATTGGTGCTTACTTGAATGCGCTGGGAAATCACGAAGCCGTCAGATGCACCGGGCGGCGGAGCCATGGCCTCAATTTCATCGGAGCGAGCTGTGGCCAAGTCGTAGCTGGCAGGCCCCGTTCGCACGTACCAGGTGTCGCCGTTGCGGGCCTCGATCGTCCCTTCCTTTCCAGCCACCTTGCGAATGTGACGATTCGGCCCTCTGATGCCTTCTTTGAATCGCACCGCCTGGCCAAGTGCAAAAGGCGCGGCGGCCGCACCAGGCTGCCGCAGGACAGCCTGGCCTTCGTCGCCTTGTGCCGCGACAGCGGCACCTGAGCCGGTGCCCTCGACTGCGTCCGCCGGCACCGGCGACGAGCTGGGCGCCGGGGCCTGCCGAAGGACAGGCCCCGCCTCGTCACGCTGCGGCGCGTCAGCGCCGCCTAGACCTGATCCCTCGGCTGCTTGAAGAGCCGCGGAGATCTGCGCAGATGCGTGTTCCTTCGAGGTCTTGGCAATTTCGTCAGCCGGCGCAGCCGGGCCTTTTTTGCCCTTGACCTTTTCTTTTCCTCCCCCCCGCACCCCACTAGCTTGCGCAGCAGGGGGTAGGGGTAGAGAGGCCTTTGGCGATCGGGATTTGGGCAGGAATTTGGCCTCCGCATCGGCCTTGGCCATGGAAATAATGGCCGGCAGGCGCGATGCATAGGCGATCCCGGCCACGAGCATCAGCCCGGCGTTTTCGCCGTGGCGCGCGCCGGAATCGCGCTGCATGATCACGAGCAAATGCAGCTGGTCGGGGTCGGGCGTTTCCTTAGCGTAGTCGAGCAAAGCCGAAGTTGGAGAGACTTTGCCCAGGCCGAGGAAATCGGAGAGCGCTGTAGCGTCATCAACGCTGAGGCTGTAGATCGCCGACTTCACTAGCACGCGATGCACATCCATCGTGAATGAGGCGCGGCCGGTGCCCCGGATCACGTTCCACGTCTGCTGCATCAGCATCGTGCGCCAGGCCTGCTCGTACTGTTGCTTCGCCTTCAGGAGAGCCTTGGCCTTCTTTTCCTCGGAAAACTCGCGTACTTCCTTGGCGACTTCCTGCGTCTCGTTCGCCTGGCTGTCCACGCTTTTCAGCAGCCTCAGAACGACCTCGTTGGGCAAGGCGGCGATGAGTGCACCGGCCTTGCGATGGTCCTCGATCATCACGGGCGTGATGCCTTCGGCTTTCATCTGCGCGCCGATGATCTTGCGCAGCGGAACGCCTGTTGGACTGTCCTCGGCATCGTCTAGGCGCTTGTAGCCCTTGTACTTGGGCTGATAGCTGCCCACCAGCAGCTCCTTGGCCTCAGTGCCGGCGATAACGGTCTGGCCTTTTTCCTTGGCCTTCGCAACGACGACCGCCGAATGTGCCTCCTGCTTTTTGTGAAAGCAGGGAGGGAAAGTGCAGACGTCCGGCCCCTTGACGTCAGAGAACAGATCCGGCTCGTGGCCTGTTCGCTTCGGGCATGTGCTGCATGCCCCGGCCTCGGGCAGCAGGGATGCATCGGTGATCTTGAAGCGGGCCTTGTCGAGCCGCAGCATGAACTCTTCTTGGAAGTGGTTTGCCGCGTCGCGGTAGCTCGGCACATCGCCTTGCCAGTCCTTTTTGACCAAGTACTGCAGCGCCTTGGCTTGCAGTTTTTCGTCAGGTATGCGGGCGATCAGCAGTGCCTTGCTGGCGTCGATCGTGCCCTCGCGCAATGCCGTGCGGCCTGCCTGGAACAGAGCCAGCAGCTTCAGCTTTGCGTAGACATAGGCCTTGCTCTTGCCGATCTTGCCCGCGACCTGGTCGGCCGAAAGCTTGCTGTGATCCATCAGCAGCTGATATCCCTCGGCTTCCTCAAGGGGCAGCAGATCGTCGCGCTGCAGGTTCTCGGTGATCTGGATGTCTAGCACCTGGTCGTCGGTGAGGAACCGCACCACTGCCGGCACGTCGGGCACGCCGGCAAGCCGGCTGGCCCGCCAGCGGCGCTCGCCGTACACCAACTCGAACTCCGGCAGGTCGGTGCCGCGCGCCCGGCCCTGGAACGTGTCCTGCAAGCGCTCGCCTGGCAGCGGCCGGACCAGGATGGGCGAGTGGACGCCGCTGGTCTTCACGCTGTCTGCCAGCTCGGAGAGCTTTTCGGCGTTGAAAGTCTTGCGAGGGTTCGTCAGGCTGGCGACGATGCGGTCGAGGCCGAGGCGCACGACAGCGCCATCCGGGAAACTCGCCATGGGGGCCGTAAGGGTGGTGGGAGCTTGGTTCATATGCTGCGACTCCGATAAAAGCCGGACTCAGTGATGGGATTGCCCTGCAGGTCGGTGATGCGGCCATCGCGATAACGCAACGTGTTTCCAATGCGCGAGGGGATCTCGTGCTGGGCATCGCTTCCAGATCGGTGGTGCCGGCCAGACAGCTCGGGGCAGTGGGTGTTCTCCGTAGAGACAGGAATGCGCCTGGGCCCGGCGACAAAGCGAGGGCGGTGCAGCAGGTAAACCGCCGTGAAGTGCTGCCCCTCCTCGGTGGCAAGGGGATACGGGCAGCTCTCATCGATGGACTTCCCGGCCTTGGCCGCGGCCGCTGCCAGGTTCTCGATGCGGATACGATCGGCTTGTTTGATCTTCACTGCGGCTGGGCCTGCAGGACGGTGACCTTGACCACATGCGGCATCACGATCCGCACCTCTAAGTGCTTGGCATCGAGCGTCAAATGCGTGCCCTTGCGGCAGTGATTCGCCCGAGCTTCAGCTGCCATCCGGCGGGCGCGCGGGTAGGGCTCTTCACCGTGCACGCCGAACGTCACAGCGCCGAGCTGGCACTGGAGCTCGTACACGACGACTGGCACGGGTTCCTCCCCCGCAGTTCGTGCACTCATGCGGAAATGGGCGTCCTGTGTCAGAACGCCAGTGAAGGTCAGCGCGTCAACTACGTGGATATCTTCTCGCGCCTGCAATGGATCGACATCGCCGAACATGTCGAGCTCGGCAGGCGCCGAGGCGTGTGCAGACGTCTGCACGGCATGTGCTTTGCTTTGCATGGGATGTCCTCAGATCAGAGGGAAGGGGCTGGCCAAAGCCGTCGTCGCTGCGCATCCCGCCGCGGCCAGGAATGCGAGCACGACGGTGATGGCGAAGGCTTTGGCAACGCGCTGACGGCGGCGCCGTGTGCGGAGGCGGTGCGTTTCTGCGGCCTGCACGAAGTAGTTCGGCTTAAGCACGGGCGCCTCCGTGTCGAAGTACTTGGGCGGGCCAGGCTGTGGGGAAGCGCCGCTCGGCGTCCTCGGCCGCGGCCGCGTTGCTGGCGAAGATGCCCACGTAGGTGACGCCGGCGACCTTGATGCGGAACGCGCTCATGACCGCATCCCCTGAAAGTACTCGTCCTGCAGGGGGTGGACGTGAAGGCGATCACGCAGCCGCTTGGGGTCCATCGCGCCACGGCCTTCGCCGTAGGCTTTGATCCAGCTAGCGGTGTTTACCGCGGCAGCATCGGCAATGAGCCAGCGTTCGGCCTGCGTCGATGCGACCATGTAGCGGTCGGCGCGGTCTTCTGCGCGACGCGCGCGAACCATTTGGTTGTCGGCGATCACCGCCAGGCCAACGACTGCGACAAGCAGTATTAGCAACAGCACCAGCGCGGTGGCGCCATTCATGACGCCACCCCCGGATGGTTAATCGAGAACACCCGCAGCTGCTCGCGAAAGACACGCTCTATCTGTGCCTTCGCCACGCACTGAATGGCGGCGGCCAGCTGCAGAGCTTCTTCAGCTGGCATCCATCGGCCTTCGCCTTCGAAGGCGATCCAGATCCATTCATCCCGCTGATTAAGCGTGCAGTCGGAAACTTCGAACCCATGCACAACGCTCGCTTGCCGTTGCACGTAGGTGCCGCTGAGGTCATGCGGAAGGTGGCGCTCGAACGATGGCGCGCGAGCCAAATGGGGGGATGCTGCCGGCGTGACCGAGCCGGCAATCGGTTGTGCAGACGTCTGCATGCGCACTCCTTGTTGGGATGCGCAAATCTATTCGATGTCGAATAACAAAGTCAATCGATATCGAATAATTCCTCCTGCTCCGCTATTCCATCCCTTTGGACTTGGAAGGAGTAGATCTTTGCGGAACGTCTTTTCCCGGTAGGCCCAGGGCGCCGATGATTCGTTCTGCCATGCTTTCTGCAAAACCGGCGTCGTCGGCTTTTTCGGCTACGTCTTTGAGGATCGCGGCGACCGAAGACCTGATGCCCGCTGGCTGTGGTTCTAGTAGGGCTCTCAGTTCTAAAACCAGTTCGCGAACCCCACGTGTGGGCGGGTTCAGCGGCGTTGGTGCTGGCACAGCCGGCGTTCGATCGGCCACTCTCCAAAGGACTCGGTGGTCCCCGGCCTTTCGGGCTTCCTTATTCATGTTAGACGCCACCCAGTCCGCAACGTCAGGGTCGTAGAAAGCCTCAACGGGAATGCCGAAGAACTTGGCAACAGGCGCCATGCTGGTCCGCCTGGGTTCGCGGACTTGCTTGTTCAAGTATTTTGCGATCGTAGGCTGGTGCACACCTTCCGCCTTCGCGGCGAGGCTGTTCGGATTGAGCCCCTCGGCGTCGAGCAGGAGCTTTAAAAGGAAGTGGCCATCCATCAGTCTAACTATGCGCTAACGAATAATTCGCTTCTGCATTGAAAAGCTATTCCATATCGAATAGGATGCAGGCATGGAAACGACCTTACAGCTCCTGAAACGACTTCGGTCCAGCGGGATGACCCAGATTGAGATCTCGAAAGAGACCGGCATTCCTCAGCCGCGTTTGTCGCGGTGGGAGCAGGGAGACGTCGCCCGTTCCGCGGATGACGCCCTCAGGCTGAACGATTTGGCGGCGAGACGAGATGCAGAAAGTGCTTCTGTCGCGGAAAGGAGCAGCCATGCAGCCGCTTAAGCCCATTGCATGGCGGCGACGTGCTATGGAGAGGGGTGAACGCGCTCGTGCATGGTGGTCACAAAACTTTTTACTGCTGTACCGCGGTGAAGAGCCCCTGTCGCCGCCGCCACCATGCATGGCCGAGCTAGTGCGGTGGCTGCAAGGACACGGGTCAAACTGCGCGGCGCCAGCTGCTGTTAAAGCGATTGCCCACGCAAGATCTTCACTTGTCCAGCCACGGTCCGACAAAACTCTGGCGACAGCTCTGGAGCATCTGGAGCGGTCTGCTTGAAAGCACTTGACGCATCCGAGATTTTTTCGAGCCAAGTAAGGCTGCGCTTGATTTCGGCGTCGAAAAGCGGATCTTTCTCTGCGACTTTTACAAGCGCTTGGATAACAAATTCGAGTGCGAATTTTCGAGCGTTGTTGAATTCGTCTTGGTCGAGCATGGGTGTCCCTTTCTTGGACCTTGGGTGCATGGAAGCTCCACTGTACCGAGGCTGCGGACACCCGCCTTTTCTGCCTTGCTGCCTGCCCAAACGACGCGCGGGTTGTCACTCCTCCAAGGTCTTGTCGCGGGCAGGCGCCGAGATTTCCGTGCATCGCGGTGGCAAGGCCTTTTCTTCCTTTTTTCATCGGGCTACCTCTCCATGGCACGCAGTGTCGCGGCGAGCGCCTGAGCGCAGCAATAACGACAAGGTCGAGGGGTCGCTATGGAGATGAGTATTTTGGATGCGGCCTACAACGTCGGCCAGGACTACAAGGATGGGGGGGCCGCAGGTCTGGCGCGCCGCATGGGCGAGAACCCGAGCCACTTCTCATCTCAGCTGGCCCAAACCGGTTCTGCGAAGCTCGGCCTGGCCACGGCGCTAAAGATGTCCGTCATGACCGGAGACCTGCGGATCCTTCAAGTGTTTGCCCAGGAGTGCGGCCAGATGCTTGTGCCGCTGCCGGAGATTCAGAGCCTCAGCACCGAGGATTGCCTGCAACGACTTGGAAGCGCCTCGATCGAGTTTGCGCACGTCGCCGCGACATGCTGCGAATCTCTCGCCGACGATGACGTGAATGCCAATGAGCTGGCGAGATTCAGGAAGGCCAAAGGCGTGCTGCAGAACGCCATGCACCAGCTGGACGTAGCCATGGCTGCCAAGCACGAAGCCAGCAAGCCGGCTAGCGAGCGGAGTGGTGGCGCAGCATGAGGCCCGCAGGCGAGGTTTCGATGGCGTTGCTTCACGCAGCTGTGTCTCTGTCTACGGCCGAGCGCGGCGCGACCCTACGCGAACTGGCTGGGTCAGCCCAGGTGGGGGTTGCGGCTGCTCGCCAGGCGGTCGCCAACATGAGCCGTAGTGGGCGGCTGGTGAAGTGCGGTGAACGCCCCGTGCCATACCGCAACCGCAAGGTGGCCGAGTACAGAGCTCCGCATGCCTTGCCGCCCGCCAATCGGGGGCCGGTCGAGCTGAGTGCTGTCCTTGCCTGCTGGGCGAGGTAGCAGCCGCGATGGCCGAAGTGATCATCCCCACAGTGGCCGAGCCACTGTGGGACAACATTCCTGCGAGCCTCGCGCAGCGTCAGCAGTGGCTGCTGTGGAAGTTCGAAATAAAGCCTGGGGCGAAGAAGCCCCAAAAGATCCCGTACTACGTGATGGGCGGTCGCCGTACTGGCGACGTGGGCAGTGATCGTGATCGCCAGCGGCTCGCCACGCTGCAGGTCGCTCAGCGCGCGTATGCCAAAGCGCAATGGGACGGTGTTGGCTTCGCCTTTCTGCCCGATGACGGCTTGATCGGCGTCGACCTTGATGGGCAGTGGAACGACGATCCCGAGGGCTGGACCGACCGGTGTCGGAACATCGTCCAGGCCTGTGGCAGCTACACCGAGATCTCGCCCAGCGGCAAGGGCGTCCACATCATCGGCAGCGGAACGACGACCACCAACAAGTCCAACGACATTGGGGTCGAGATCTTCTGCGGCAGTCAGTATTTCACCTTCACAGGCAAGCTCTGGCCGGATGCGCCTGCCGACGTGCAGCCGCTCGGCGAAATGGCCTTGCGTCGGTTGCACAAAACGGTGGATGAGGCCAAGGACGCCCACAAGAAGGCGAAGCAAGCGCCGCCGTCAGCAAGCAACGCCGAGCGCAGCCCTAGGTCGGCTGGCCAGGACGACTTCGCCTACATCAACGCGCAGGCGATGCAGGGGTTCGCGCTATGGGTGCCCGAGCTGTTCCCGAAGGCGCGGCAATACAAGGGCGGATACCGGATCACTTCCAAGGAACTGGGCCGCGACCTGCAGGAGGACTTGGCCATCCATCCCGAGGGCATTCAGGACTTCGGCGAGGAGGCGACATATACGCCTATCGACCTGGTCATGAAGTGGCGTGGTCTGGCGAAGCCCGCGGAAGCGCTCCATTGGCTTGCCGCCCGACTGTCCATCATCTTGCCAAAGCCAGGGGGGCGCGAGCCAAAGGCACCGCGCGCGAACGATCCGGCTCCCGCTGGGGGGCGGGGAGATGACGGTGGGCGCGGCGGCGCCGGCGATGGCGGCGGCTTCGGCGAGCCGCCTGACGACGATAGCGACCTCGAAGCGCTGCATGCCAAGCTGGTCACCAGGCGAGGCTTCCCCGTCGATTGCCGTGAGAACGTTCTCTATTGCCTGACGCTTGATCCTCGCCTGAACGGCTTGGTGCGCAAAAACGACTTCACGGGCTTACTGGAGCGAAGTCGAGAGACGCCCTGGGGCCGCGCAGCAGGCGAATGGGATGAGGAAGACGACCTTATGCTCGGCGAACACCTGTTGTTCAAACATGGCTTGGCCGTCAAGGCGAAGGCCACGCTTCGAGACGGCGTGATGATGGCCGCTCGCCTGCGCAAGTACAACCCGATCGTCGACCTGATCAAGGCTGCAACCTGGGACAAGGTTTCTCGCCTGGACCATTGGCTGGCTGACGTCTTCGAGGTCCAGCAGCGGGAGTACACGGCCCTCATCGGGCGGTGCTTTTTCATGGGGCTGGTCAAGCGCGCCTTGGAGCCTGGCTGCAAGTTCGACTACATGCTCATCATCAAGGGTGAGCAGGGCCTGCAGAAGTCCAGTGCTTGGCGGGCCATCGCCTACCCCTGGTTTACCGACAACGCGATCCGCATCGGCGACAAAGACAGCCAGATGGCCCAGCAGATGGCCTGGATCGTCGAGTCGGCCGAGCTGGAGTCGCTGAACAAGTCGGAGTCGACCCAGATCAAGCAGCATCTGTCGGCGCAGGAGGACTGGTATCGGCCTCCGTATGGCTCGCAGATGATCAAGGCGCCTCGCCACTCTGTGCACGTCGGCACGACCAATGCCGACACGTTCCTGCGTGACGCTACGGGGGACCGGCGCTTCTGGCCGCTGGAGGTGTTCGTGGTCAATCTCGAACTGCTCAAGTCCCTGCTGCCGCAGCTGCTCGCTGAAGCCTATGTTCGCGTTTCAGCAGACGAGCGGTATTGGCCCAACCGCGAGGAAGAAAAGCGGTTGATCTTTCCCGAGCAGGAGCCTTTCAAGCGCGGTGACCCCTGGGAGGAGTACCTGGGCGAATACGTCAATGCTGAGGTCGGCGCCACGCAGGTCGACATACCCCGGCGCGACCGCGAGTTCTTTCCGACCACCGAGTTGTTTGACAAGGCCCTTCAGATCAAGGCCGACAAGATCGATGGCTCGGGGAACATGGATACCCGGCTGGGCAACTGCATGAAGGCGCTCGGCTTCAAGCGTGAGCGCGAATCCACCGGGAAGCGCAGGAGGGGCTTCACTCGCCTGCGCCAGCCGGTGGATTCCGCCGCCCAGCCCGCGCAAGCCGCGGCACCGAATCAGTGGCAGGAGCCGGATGACGCCCTGCCGTTCTAACCCTTTCAACGACAGCGTGGCTGGATGCCATGCGGTTTGGCCTCGCCCCGGCCGGGCAGACGTTTGCACGTTTGCCTCCCCGGTCATGACGCCGCCGCCGTCCACCCTAGTCCACCCTTGGGCCACCCGGGGTGGACGGCGCAAGTCGTTGATCTATTACGGGAACTGTCCCGGCCGTCCACCGGACCACCCAATCCGGCCGTTCCCTCATGAGGCGTGCGTGCGCAGACAGGCAGGCGTGTGTCTGCGCGCGCGCCCGGGCGCAACCCACCCGCACCTACTGAGAGGGATGGACAGATGGACGGATCAAGCATTGACGCGGGTTTGCAGCGTCCACCCCATGACCACCAGCCGAGTGAGATCCCGATGAGCCAGCCAGCGAAACAGGTCAACATGCGCGAAGCCATGCCCCGGACCGCGAAGTGGGTCGCAGAGATGCGCGAAAGGCACGGAGCGCAATACATCGACCGCTGCATCCGAGCAGCCTTGGCCGGCGAGCGCAACCAGTTCTATGCCGTCGAGGGCGGGCATGTGGTGGGCACGCCGTTCGATTGGAGCGAAACGCTGCGATTCCTCGTCACGATGAGCATCGTGTCGGGTGGTCCCTACGTAGCCGCCATGCGCGATCCTGCCGGCGACGTGGACCTTGTCGTTGTTCCGCCGGCCGCGACGAATGGAGGCGCCAATGGCCCGCATTGAGTGGATGCACAACCGCCTTCAGAACTGGGCACTGTGGGCGGCGCGGGAACGCGGCGGGGGTCTGGGATTCTCCACTCAGTCGGTTCTCCTGCGGGATGTGACCGGCTCTGAGGCGCGCGAGTCATGGGTGCCAGTCGATGAGGTGGAGGCTGGCATCACGGATCGGGCGGTGTCATCCCTTGCTGAGCCTCATCCTGAATTGCACGAAACCCTGGTGCATTTCTACATCCACCAGCTGAGCGCGATCGGCATCGTGGCTGCTGGCTCGGCCGCAAGCGTATCGACGGTGCATAGCCGGCTGGCGAATGCTGACCGCAAGCTGGCCGCCTGGCTGGCTGCACGGACTGAACGCCAAACCGCGGCAGCGGCGCCGCTTCCCAAAGCCCCTCGCGTTACCGGCACGCTACGGCGCAGCAAAAATGGGAGTTTTACAACATAGAGCGAATCGGTACATTTCAGGCACCTTGAGAAAAATGGGTTTACGCGATGGGAACGCAGGGCTTCTCCCAAAAGCTGCGTCTTGCGACAGCAGTCAACAGGGTCAAGAAACAAGGAACTAAGCCGGTCAGCGAGGAAGAAAAGGCGCGGCACAGGCAGGTCGCAAAGGCTCGCGCCGACAAGCTACTCGCTGAGAACCTGGCACAGCGTGCGCTCGTTCAGAGCAAGCGCATCTAGTCCACACACATTCATCTACAGCCCGCCGCGAGCAATCGCGGCGGGCTTTTTCGTGGCCGGATGGAATCGCGCTGTCACGCCGAGCCCTGAAGGCGTCCCACCACGGGGAAATGGTGGGGTCAACGGCACGAATGCGGTCCCGTGTTATCAGGGTGCGCCGCGAACGGCAGGGTCCAGTTGGGTCAGATCAAGCCCAGCAAGTCCGATGGACCCAACAACGAAAGCTCTATGCCCGTCGCAGCCCCCCGCCCGTGCACGTATCCGGGCTGCGGGAGGCTCGTCCGCGACGGGTCTAGCCGGTGCGAGTCGCACCGCCGCTTCGAGCAGCGCCAGTTCGACCAGCAGCGCGGATCGGCTGCGTCACGCGGGTATGACTCGGCCTGGCAGCGTGCCCGCGAAGGATTCCTGCGAGCTCATCCGCTCTGTGCGAGCTGTGAGAAGGCCGATCTGGTGACACCCGCCACGGTCGTAGACCACATCGTCCCGCACAGAAACGACAAGGTACTCTTCTGGACGCGGTCCAACTGGCAGCCGCTCTGCAAAAAGTGCCACGACATCAAGACGGCCACCGAAGACGGTGGTTTTGGAAGGCGCAAGTAACTAACTAATGCTGGGTCTGGAGTTGAGCAAGGTGGCAGTTTTTAAACTTCTTTCCGCTTAGGCATGGGCACGGTTCGTTCCGGCCGATTTTGCCCGGCGCGGAAATTCGATATTCCCCGTTTGGCATCTTGGTGAATACCAACTTTGATCCTTTGAGGTTCTCGGAGATTACCTGCTCCGGCATCGTCACGGGGTGGTTGGTCACTTTGTCAATAGGTGTGAAGAAGATAGGACCAATCGCTGCACCCGAAATTTTCGCCTTTCTCGTATACCCGAGTTCAAAGGATTTAATCACTTCATGCGCCATTTGCCGAATGGCGGCTCGCTCTGGACTCGATACGTCAATACGAGATTCGCCGTCGCGAGATATAGTAACGCCAAGGGCGTTTTTGCGAGAAAAGGCCGCATATGAGGCGGGTATTTCGGGCGACACATGCCCCAAGCCCTCTTTGTTGGAAACGCGGTTGATCAAGTCCATGCGCGTCAACCGATTTCCCGTCCCATCATCGAGGACCACTGCATTTAACCAATCGGTCTGTGATATTGGGACGCTGGGCCCATGCGGCCAATCGAGAAAGGCCTCGTGCGTGCCCGAGTTCGTCCCCACAGCTGCAAGCGCGTGGTAGTTCGGTAAAAGCTCATCGCGTGGCATTGCAGTATCAATTAAAAGATGCGTTTCAAAGCCAGCTTGCCTCACGAGTGGCGGGGCGTCAGGCTGGCCCCTGAATAGGACGCGCATAACTTGAGCCATTGTTTTCGACTGATGTAATTTGCCGTTGTCGAAACCATCGGCCGCGTCTTTTAGTATTTCAATGCTGTCTCGAAAGTGTCCTGCGATCTCTTCTGGTGTTTGCTGGTACTTGGTCATGTATGAGTCCTAACTTCGCGGCTTGCAGCAATGGGCCGGATTCCGGCTCCGGCAAATATAAACCATAGACTTTTTTGGAGCTAAGTATGGCAATCCTTTCGATTACTGAGTTCGCGGCGCTGGGCGCTAACTCCCGGGGCGGTCTGGCGCCGGTTGCGGCAGTCCCACCCGCAGCTCAGCAAACTCTGGCGATCGCCGGTGCATCAGCCGCATCTGTCGCATTCAGCGCAAAAACGAACTTAGTTCGCCTTTGCTCAGATGTCGCCTGCTATGTGGAATTCGCAACCTCGCCAACAGCTAGCGCCACGAAAATGCGCTTGCCGGCCGGTGTTCCTGAGTACTTCGGAGTCCAGCCGGGCAAGGGCTACAAGGTCGCAGTGATTGCGGGCGCGTGATGCTGGTCGGTCGCCTTGGTTCTATCTTTGCGGCGTCGGCTGCTTCCGTAGCGCCGACTCCGGCACCACCAGCCTCGGCATTTCCGAGCGCTGTTAGGAACCTTGCGGTTACTGGCGCGAATCAGGACATGGTTCTGAACTATGCCTACGATGCACCGACCAGCGGACTCGCTGTGACAACTGCAGGCTATCTTCACTACCAGCGCCTTCTAGGTGACACCGCTTGGACGGCAATCGATCCGACTGCTCTGATGGTGGGTCGAGCTGCACTCGCAGGCCCAATGCCTGCTGGTTTCCTGACTCGTGGCAAGACCTACGAGTACCGTGTGGTGCCCACCAATTCCAGCGGCTCGGGTCCGGAGTCCATCGTCCAGATCTCGACCCCGATGATGACGCTGACGTCCCCGACGATCACTTCTGATCCTTTGGCTGGTACAGCTGTCACCTGGACTAACGGTACGGCCGTGAGCACCACGGGTGGGGCTACCCCGACGCTGACGCACAAGCTGTTCGTCAATGGCACCGAAGTGCTCAACGCCACCAGCGGCAGCTATACCTCGACGGTTGAAGGTGACGTGATTGCTGTTGCGATGGACGCAACTGATTCTTCAGGTACTGCCCGTGAAGTGGATGGCCGAACCATCTATGCGGTCGGCACCACCGTGGTCACCGAAACCTCATTCGAGGGCCGAGTTCGCAAACGTGCACTCCCTGCGACCAGCCGATTCACTGCCGGCACCCGCTGGCTGAACCTGGCGGCTCAGACAGTTGCGAACGTGGCGGCAAGCGTCTACACGGGAGCCATCGGCATGGTGGGCGTGCCGCAAATGGATACCGGCAACAAGCTGCTCATCAAGTCGGCGCCGGGGACATCCCTGGGCTTCGACATGACCTGGAGCGGTCTGACCGTTGCACCTCCGACGGACAAGATGCTGTCCGTGGTGCTGTACTTCCCGAATTGGCCTGACATTCCAAACCGGGTGCTGAACAGCATGGGGTTCGTTGTCCGCGGGGCAACCGGCGCCACCCGCTATATCTGCTCCTCGGCATACATCAATTTCGACGGCACCTGTACCGTGACTTTGATCGACGCCAACGACGCCGACGCCATGGCCGCGTTGAACAACGCGAACTACACGGTCACCTCCACGACCGGGAGCAATGGCGTCAACGCGCATTACAACTGGACGGAGAACATCTCCGACTTCCGCATCTACACCAACATCCAGAATATCCCGGATGCACAGGTGCTGCTGCTGGGCGTGTTCAGTTCCAGCCGTCTAAAGAAGCCGCTGATGCTGTCCACCACGGACACTTCCGACGAAAGCGCAGTGAACCTGATGGTGCCTGCTGCAAAAGCTCGTGGCATCAAGCCTGCGATCCGTTCTGGTGGTGCCGACATCTTCCGCAATACGGACTACCTGGCCGCGTTCAAGAAGGTGGTTGGTGATGGCTCGGCCGAGGTCTACAACGGTGCCTACCAGCGGTGGCCCAATGGCACGATCAGCGCCAAGCAAACCGAACTGGACTACAAGCAGCAGTCCGACTGGATGCGGACAAATGGCCTAGGCGATCCGGCTACCAACCCAGGTATCCGGGGTTACTCGGGTGCAGGCAATGCGCTGGGCGACCGAGCCAAACGCCAGCGGGCGGCATGGATGTCTGGTCTGACCATCATGAAGGGCGGCGCGAAGAACGGCATCTACTTCGGTCCTCACGGCATCGACGATCCAACGTCCCTGTTCACCTTCGGCAGTGGCTCGCTGAGCGCCATGCAGCGGTACACCAACATGGCTGAGAAGTTCGGCAGCATCGCTATCAGCTTCTCCCACAACTACGCCACCTATGGTTCGACGCCGGTGCCTGACGCCAATAACGGGGTCGCTACTGGCGGCGAGTGGATCGAGAACACGATCAGCCGTTTCGACTGGCTGAACACCAACTCGTCGAACGGCACGCTGAACGGAAAGATCAAAGCCGGCACCTTCAAGGAAATCAACGATTTCCTGCTCGGCAACTGATGCGGCGAGCCCCTCACCCTCGAACCCGGCCGCACTGGCCACCTACTGACCGCCCGTGCATCTCATGCGCGTTGGCCGCCTGGGGAGGGGGGGGCGATAAAGTTTCACGCGTTCAGAACCCAGACCGTCAGTTCAGGCAAATTTCTGCGCGCGCAGGTTTTAGGGGTGGGGGGGTACCCCCGCCAGACAGGAGAACACCATGGGTGCACGAGGACCAGCCCCGAAACCCGGCGAACTGAAAGCCCTCGAAGGCGGGCGCGGCCACCGCGCACTCAACCTCGACACCACGTTCCGGCCCGAGGTCGGCCTGCCGGACGCCCCGCGCTGGCTGACGCCCGAGGCGAAGAAAGCGTGGAAGCGGCTGGGCACTGAGCTGCTGTACTACAACCTGATCAGCAAGGTCGACCGCGACGCGTTCGCCATGCTTTGCCAAACCATCGGCCGCCTGGAGATCGTCGAGCGATCGATCATGGGACGGATGGGGCGCCTGCTGGAGCAGGACAAGGATGCGGCCGAAGCGCTGATGGACAGCACGCCCAATGGGCTGAAGGTCCAAGCCGCGATCTACCAGGTACTCAACAAGGAACAGGAGAAGCTGCACCGGATGCTCGCCGAGTTCGGTCTCACACCGGCGCAGCGAGCTCGCGTGACCACTGCCATCCGTGCGCAGCTGCAGCTTATCGACGGGGGCGGTGCTCCCGCTGTCACGCCCTCGGGCGCACCTACCGGCTTCGCCGACTTCAGATGACCACCTCTCCCTTTGTCACCCGCGCGGTCGCATATGCCCGCCAGGTGACAGAGGGGGAGGTTGCCGCAGGCAAGTTCGAGCGCCTGGCCTGCAAGCGCTTTCTGCGAGACATGGACCGGCAGGGCAGTGATGGCTTCCCATACCTGTTCGACGATGCCGCTGGCGCTCGCGCCTGCGTTTTCATCGAGCTGCTGCCGCACATCAAAGGACAGTGGGCCAAGCCGGAATACATCAACGGCCGTCTGCAGCATGGACGCCTCCGGCTGGAGAATTGGCAGGTCTTCATCGTTGTCCAGCTGTTCGGCTGGAAGCACCGCGTCTCCGGCCTGCGGCGCTTTCGTCGCGTGTACCTGGAGGTGGCCCGGAAAAACGCGAAGTCCACCCTGGCGGCGGGCATTGCCCTCTATCTGCTGGTGGCCGACAACGAGCCCGGGGCGCATGTGTATAGCGCGGCCACCACGGGCGACCAGGCCCGCGAGGTGTTCGACGTCGCACGCAATATGGCGCTGCGCCTGCCGGAGTTCCAGGCTCGCTTTGGCGTGGACATCGGCAAGCACGACATCACAGTGCCCGAGACGGCCAGTAGCTTCAAGCCTCTGAACGCCGAGGGCTCGACCCTAGACGGGCTGAACATCCACGGCGCCATCGTTGACGAGCTGCACGCTCACAAGACCCGGGCGGTGTACGACGTGCTGGACAGCGCAACGGGCGCCCGCAGCCAGCCGATGATCGTCATGATCACCACGGCCGGGAGCGACCGCTCCGGCATCTGCTACGAGCAGCGCGACTACACCTGCAAAGCGCTCGAAGGTGTGCTGCCGCAGGGCGAGGGGCTGGGCACCGACGATACATGGTTCGGCGTGATCTTCACGATCGACGATGGCGATAACTGGCAGGACCCCGCGGTGTGGCGCAAGTCGAATCCGAACCTCGGTGTGTCCGTCCAGGTCGACGATCTGCAGTCCGCGATCCGCAAGGCACAGGCCCAACCGAGCGCGCTCGGCAACGTGCTGACCAAGCGGCTCAATGTCTGGGTCAACGCCGATTCCGCATGGATGGACATGCAGGCTTGGGACCGGTGTGGCGACCGCAAGCGCGTTGCCTCGGCTGCGCGCCGGCTGCCCATGATCGGCAGCTTGGACCTGGCTAGCAAGATCGACGTGGCCGCCAAGGTGGCCCTCTACTACGACCAGGCCGAGGATCTTTACTTCCTCCGCCCCATGTTCTGGTTGCCGAGCCGCGCTGTGGAGCAAGGGTTCAACAGCCAGTACGAGGGTTGGCGCCGCGCCGGCCACCTGCAGGTGACCGACGGCGAGACGATCGACTTCGACGTGATCGAAGACGCGATCCGTGCAGACGTCTGCACTGAAGAAGTTCTCGAATATGCCTACGACCCGCACCAGGCTACGCAGCTGGTGGGGCACATGCTGGCCGAAGAGGTGCCGATGGTGGAGTACCGGCCGACGGTGTTGAATTTCAGCGAGCCCATGAAGACCTTTGAGGCTCTCGTGCTCAGCGGAAAAATCGTGCACGACGAGAACCCTGTCATGACCTGGATGGTCAGCAACGTGGTCTGCCACCGCGACCACAAAGACAACATCTACCCGCGCAAAGAGCGCGAGCAAAACAAGATCGACGGCCCTGTCGCCGCGATCGCCGCACTCGGCCGCTGGCTGGCCCAGGAAGTCAGTCCTGCGACCGGCTTCTGGGAAACCTTCGAGGAAACATGAATATCTCGCCCCGACACATGGCGCAGCTTGCGGTGCAAAAGGGCGCGGACATCACGCTCACGCAACCTGACGGCTGGCAGTTTCTCGGCATGGGTTCGCCGACCTGGGCCAAGGTGCCGGTCGGAGAGAACACCCAACTACAGATCGCTGCCGCCTTCAGCGCCATCCGGTTGATCTCGGAGACGGTGGGCACGATCCCGCTGCACCTCTACAGGCGCACCTCCCGTGGCCGGGAACGGGCGCTGGATGACGATCGCTATGGTTTCGTGCACGACCAGCCCAACGAGTACATGACGGCGGTCGAGTGGAAAGAGGCGATGGCGGTCAGCCTCTGCACGATGGGACAGGCCTACAACTACTGCCAGGCCTTCGAGTCCAGTGGCCGGATCGTCAGCATCCAGCCCGTACACAAGAGCCGCGTCCGGCCAGAGGTCAACCAGGCGGGCGAAGTGCTGTACCACTTGACCAAGCGTGATGGCAGTGCCCTCACCTTGAAGCGCGCGCAGATCTGCCCGGTTCGCGGCTTCGGCGGCATCGGCGATCTGGAGGGATACGCGCCGCACCGGCTGCACAGCAACAGCATGGCGCTGACGGTGGCTGTCGAGAAATACGGCGCCGAGTTCTTTGGCAGCGGCGGCCGGCCGACCGGCATCCTCAATACGAAGGCGAACTTCGGCAAGGAAAGCCGCGACAGCCTGCGGGCCGGCTTTGCGGAGTACATGCGCCAGTCATGGCTCAAGGGCGAACTTCCTGTGCTCGACAGCGATACCTCTTACACGCCCGTCAGCACGCCAAACAACGACGCGCAGTTCATCGAGACCCGCAAGCTGCAGATTGCCGAGATTGCCCGGATCTATCGGGTGCCGCTGCACATGCTGATGGAGATGGACAAGGCTTCCTACAACAACACCGAGCAGGCCAACAAACACTTCCTCGACTACACCCTGCTGCCCTACCTCAAGCGAATCGAGCAGGCGCTCAACAGCTGCCTGCTCACACGCGTTGAGCGCAAGACCTTGAATTTCGAGTTCGACGTGCGCGGCCTGCTGCGGGGCGACAGCACCCAGCGCTCGGAGTACTACGTGGCCATGCGCAACGCCGGCGCCATCACCCAAAACGAGATCCGCGAGCTGGAAAACATGCCGCTGATCGACGGCGCGGACGATCTGCTCGTGCCGCTGAACATGGCGCCCAGCGACCTGCTGCGCGGCTTGCTGAAAGGCAAAGAAGGAAACCCATGATGGACCGCATCGTTGCTCCCATAGAGATCAAGTCCGCCGACGACGACGGCACCTTTACCGGCTACGCCGCTGTCTTCGGCAACATTGACCTGGGCTACGACGTTATCGAGCCCGGCGCCTTCAAGTCGGCCAAGACCACCCGCGACGGCATGCTGCGGATCGCCATCGGCCACAACCTGACCCAACTGGCGGGCAAGGCCAAGTTCGAGCAGGACGACCACGGCTTGCGCGTCGAAGCAAAGCTCAGCCTCGGCGTCAGTTATGTCCGCGACAACTACCAGCTGATGAAAGACGGCGTGCTCGACGGCCTGTCTGTCGGCTTCAACATCCTGCGCGACGGCGCCGACTACGAGGAACGCTCGGGCAAGCATGTCCGCGTCATCAAGGCGGCCGAGCTGTGGGAGTTCTCATTGGTGCCGTTCGGTATGAACCCAGCGGCCCTGGTCGACAGCGTGAAGTCGATCCGTGATTTCGAGGCGCAGTTGCGCAGCCTCGGATACAGCCAGACCGAGGCGAAAGCTCTCGCATCTGGCGGTTTCAAGTCGCTGGCTCACCGGGACGGTGATCTGGACAGCGGGACGCTGGAAGACGCCCTCAGCAACCTCCGTCAATCCCTCACCTGGTAAATCTCATGAACATCACCCGAAAGCATCTGACCTTTGCCCTGATCGGCATCCTCGCCGTCGGCGCCATCTGCGCCTTGGCCGGCCACCCCATGGTCCCGCCCGAGTGGCTCGCCGGCATTAGCGTCCTGCCGTTCGCCACCGGCGAAACCGCTGTCGTCAAGCAGCTGGAGCAGCTCACCGACGTGGCCAAGGCGGCGAAAGAGGCCGTCGAGACCATGCGCAAGGCGCACAACGATCTGGACGGCCAGGTCAAGAAGCTGCACGACGAACTGGGCGTCGGCAAGCCCGACGCGATCACCAAGGCCGCATTCCAGGATGCGGTGGCCAAGGTCGACAAGGCTGAAACTGCGCTCGACAAGCTCAAGGGCGAAGTCACCGAACTGGCACAGAAAGCCGCCAACATGCTGGGCAGCGCCCAGCAGAAGAAGTCGCTGGGCCGGCAGGCGGCCGAAACCGACGTCGCCAAGAACTACCGCGGCGGCACCGTCGAGCTCGGCACCTTCGACAGCCCGTTGCATGCCAAGGCAGCGATCACCTCTGCGGTCGGAAGCGCCGGGCTGCTGGTCGATCCCTACCGCGTGCCCGGCATCCTCATGGAGCCCGAGACCCAGCTGACCGTGCGCGACCTGTTTCCGACGATCGGCATCAGCTCCAGCTCGATCGAGTGGCTGCGCGAGAAGCTGTTCACCAACAACGCCGGCCCGCAGAACGGTGAGGGCACGACGAAGAACGAGTCGGCCTGGACATTCGAGAAGATGCAGACCCCGGTCTCTACGCTCGCCCACTGGATCCCGGCCTCGCGCCAGATCCTGGCCGATGTGCCCGCCCTGGCTGGCCTGATCGACACCAAGCTGCGGACCGGCCTGAAGCTCAAGGAAGACGAGCAACTGCTGCTGGGCGACGGCCAGAACGGCAACCTGCTGGGCCTGATCCCTCAGGCGACTGCCTACAACCCGGCCAACATCCCCGCCGGCGCTACCTCGATCGATCACCTGCGCTGGGCCTTCCTGCAGGTCGCCAAGGCCAAGTACCCGGCCACCTTCGGCGTGCTGAGCCTGGACGACTGGGCGATCATCCAGATGATGAAGACCACCGACGGTGCGTACATCTTCGGCACGCCTACCGACGGCACCGCACCGCGGATCTGGGGCAAGCGCATCGTCGAGAGCTACGGCCTGGTGCCCGGTGAGTTCGTCGCCGGCTCGGGCTTCGCCGGCACGATCTACGACCGCGAGCAGGTGACCGTGCGGGTCGCCGAGCAGCACGGCAATTTCTTCGTGCAGAACATGGTGGCCATCCTGTGCGAAGAGCGCATCGCCTTCACCCTGGAACGCCCCGCCGCCATCGTCGCCGGCCAGTTGCCGGCCTGACCGCCTTTGCCACCACCACGGCCCGCCGGCATCGCCAGGCGGGCCGTTTCTTATGGAGATCCCCATGAAAGTTCTCAAGCCATTCGTGCGGCTGGGCAAGCGCTTCTGCTTCGGCGACCCGGCCCCCACGGACCTGGACGCCACCACCCTCACCGAATACCGCCGACTCGGCATGGTCGGGGAGGAAGTTTCCGAGGTGCAGGAACCCGACGATGTCGGCGCGCCGCTGCGGACATCGTCTCCCCTGACGCTGCAACCCACGGCGGCGACCGCCACGCCGCGTCCACAGCGTGGCCAGACGGGCGGACCGCGGAAGGGCAACGGTGCGAAGGGCACAGCTGCGGCGCCGGCCGGCTCCGCTGGCGTCGTGACAACGACGGCCCCAACATCGACAGCAGCTGTCGGCGATCCATCTGGCGAAGCTGGAGACAGGGCCGTGGACCTCGTCGATCACAAATCGGCAGCGTCTCTCCCCGGCACGGCGCTGCCCCTCGGACCGGTCGATGGCGCACAAGTGCCCCGACCGACCGAAGGCGCGCAGGCCGGCCCGGAGGACGCCACCCTGCTGGTACCCCGTAACGCCGGCGTTCTGTCGGTCGCAGAAGTCAAGGCGCTGGAAAACATTGGGGCGCCGGACGCGGTCGCCGCAGCGGCAGCAGGCGGCGCGACCTCGACGGACCCCAAGCAGTGAGCCTCAAGCCGACCGTCGAGCAGGCAATCCGGCGGCTGCGGCTCGACGATGACCTGACGGGCGATGTGCGGGACGCTATCGAGGCCGCCTTCGCGGAAACGCTTGCGTTTCTCGACGGGCGGCTCTACGAGGTGGAGTCGCCCGAGTCCCTGCTGGATCCGCGGGCCATCATCATGACGCCGGACATCATCGCCGCGCAGTTGCTGCTGGCCGATGCCCTGGTCGGTGCAAACGACACCCGGGCTCGGGAATACAAGCGGACCGCGGCGTTCAACATCCTGCGGCCCCGCAGGATTGCGGGGTGCTGAATGGATTCGCAGGACCGCAATCACCGAATCACGTTGCAGCGCCGAGGCGGCGCTCGCGATGCTGCCAACCAGCCCACCAACGACTGGGGCACTCATCGCCAGGCCTGGGCCAGCATTCGCCATGTCAGCGGCCTGCAGTCCATTAAGGCGGACACCCCCACATCGGTGGTGGCCTGCAGCGTGCGCATCGGTTGGTGCACTGATGTGACAGATGCCATGCGCGTGCGGCTGCGTGACGGCACCGTTTATGCCATCCAGGCCGTCATGCCTGACCTGCAGGCCAGGCAGTTCGTCGACCTGGTGTGCCAGAAGGTGGGCGGTCGTGGCTGACGGTTTCACGCTCGACGCCGACGCCTTCGTTGCATCGGCAGTGCAGCGTTTGGACGGCCTGGGCGAGGCGATGGGCGAGTCTGCGCTGCGCCAGGCGGCTGTCGCCGGCGCCCGCGTCTTCCAGGACGATGCGCGGCTGCGGGCTCCAGTCCGCTCCGGCGTGTTGGCACGCAACATCATCATCAAGCACATCCCCGAGCAGTCCGAAGCCGACCGCCTGCAGGTGTACTTCGTGACGGTGCGCCACGGCAGCTTCGGCCAAGACGGCGACGCCTTCTACTGGCGTTGGGTGGAATTCGGGCATCAGAAGTCTCGCCCTAAAGCCGCGGGCACCTCCTGGGCCGGGCACCGCGCTGCGATGCAGCTGGAGTTCGGGTCCTCCCGCGTGGCGGCGCGCCCGTACATGCGGCCCGCCTTCGAAAGCCGCCGCGATGCAGCGCTGCAGGCCATGCGCGACCGCCTCCGCGAGGCCGTGGATGCCGCCCTCCAAAAATTCCACCAGGCCTACAGCCGATGAGCATCGAAACCCTCCTGTCGCAGCTGCTACACGACGCCACCGAGGGCCGGCTCTATCCCGACGTCGCCGACGAAGGGGCAATGCTGCCCTACGCGACCTGGCAGCAGGCCGGTGGCCGCACCTTCCAGTACCTGGAGGGCGGCCAGGCCGACCTGCGCGAGTCCCGCATCCAATTCGCGGTCTGGGACGAAACCCGGCTCGGCGCGAACGCCCGCATGCGCGCGATCGAGGCCGTGCTGGTCGCCGCACCCATCTGTGCCGAAGCGCTGGGTGCTTTGGTAGCCGACTACGACCTGACCGCCGAGCTCTATGGCGCACGCCAGGACTTCTACATCCGCTGGCGCTGACGGCGCTCTGCCTCCTGTTCATCACTGCCCGCATCTCGCGGGCTTTTTTTTGAGGTCTCCATCATGATCTTTCTCCCCAACGGCGCATCCATCGCCATCGCCGCGCTGGCCGCAGCCAAAGCCATCACCGGCATCTCCAACGCCGCACCAGCCGTGGCTACCGCACCGGGGCACGGCGTCGCCGCCGGCGTGCCGGTGCTGCTGTCCTCGGGCTGGGGGCGGCTCGACGGCCGAGTCGTGCGCGCGGGCGATCCCGACACCAACACCTTCAAGCTGCTCGGCATCGACACCACCGACTTGCTGCGCTTCCCGGCAAGCGGCGGCGCCGGCAGCCTCCAAGCAGCTGCGAGCTGGACCGAGATCACCCAGATCCTCGACTCCAGCTCGGGCGGCGGCGAGCAGCAGTTCTACAACTACTCGTACCTGGAAGATCCCGAAGGCACCGAGCGCCAGATGCCCACCAACAAATCCGCGCGCTCCTTCACTCTCACCCTGGGCGACGATCCGGCCAAGGCCTGGTATGCGGCCCTCGATGCGACCGATCAGGCCAAGCTGCCGACCGTGGTCCGCGTGGTGCTTCCCAGCGGCAGCGTGATCTTCTACGTCGCGTACGTCTCTTTCGACAAGATCCCCAAGATCGCCAAGAACCAGGGCATGTCGGTGACGGCCGTCTTCGCCATCCAGTCCTTCAACCGCTACGCCGCCTGACTGCCATGTTCAAGCTCATCCCCGAACCCACCTTCACCGGAGTGGCCAAGATCGCGGCCGCCGGCGGCGCCACCCAGGAACTGCGCCTGGTCTTCAAACACCGCACGGTCGCGCACCTGCAGGCGTTCCTGGACCATGCCGCCGCCCATCCGGAGCGCAGCGATCTCGACGGACTGCTCGACATCGTCGCGGGCTGGGAGGACGTCGACGTGCCCTTCAGCCCCGAAGCCCTGGGTCAGCTGCTGGACAACTATCACGACGTGGTGCGGCCCGTAATGGACGCCTACTTCGAGGCCCTGCGCGGCGCCAAGCAGGGAAACTGACCGCGGCCGGCCAGGCGATGTACCGGCGCGTGCCCTCGGCCGCGCACCTGGCCGGCCTGGGCCTCTCGCCCGAGGACTTCGCCGTTCCTGAACTACCGCTCTGGCAGGAACATTGGCCCGCCGTGCGCTTGATGGTGGCGATGGCCACGCAGTGGCGCATGGGTCCCTCCGGTCCGGTGGGCCTCGACTACGCCGCGCTCGACCGCGTCCTGCGCAGCCTGCGCCTGGCCGATCCCGACGACGCCATCTTCCAGGACCTGCAGGTCCTCGAATCCGCCGCATTGGATGAGATCCACGCGGACTGACCACGCTCCCCTCTGAAAGCACCCATGGCCGCAGAAGAAATCGGCAGTGCCGTCATCAAGGCCTCCGTCGACGCCACGGGCGTGCAGACCGGCATCGGCAAGGCGAAGGAGGCCTTCGCCGACCTGGCGCAGGGCGCAAAGACTTCTTCGGCCGGCGTCAGCCAAGCGGTGCGCGAGATGGGCGACGAGGGAGAAAAAACCTCCGGCCGCGTGAGCCAGGCAGCGCGCTCCTTCATCGCCTCGCTCGAACGCCAGGCCCTGGCCGCGGGCAAGACCCGTAGCGAATACCTTGCGCTGCGTGCCGCCCAGCTTGGTGTATCCGAGCAGGCCTCGGGCTACATCGCCAAGATGCGCGAGGCTGAGCAGGCCACCGGCAAGACGCAGATGTCGGCGGCCGCCCTGAACGCGGCGCTGCGCGGCGTGCCCGCGCAGTTCACCGACATCGTCACCCAGCTGGCCGGCGGCGGCAGTCCCCTGCTGGTGCTGACCCAGCAGGGCGGCCAGTTGAAGGACATGTTCGGCGGCATCGGGCCGGCCGCCAAGGCGCTCGGGGGCTACGTCATGGGGCTCGTGACCCCCTTCACCGTGGCAGCGGCGGCCGCGGCGCTTCTTACGCTCGCGCTGTACCAGGGCCGCTCGGAGACCGCCGAATACGTCAAGGCCACGGTCCTGACGGGCAACTATGCGGGCCGCACTTCCGGCCAACTCGCCGACATGGCGCGCGAGATAAGCGCGAGCACGGGCACCACCGGCAAGGCCGCCGACGTGCTGGCCCAGCTCGCGGCCACCGGCAAGATCGCCGGCGATGCCATGGCGCCGATCGCCCGCGCAGCCCTGGCGATGAGCGCGGCCACGGGCGCTGCCATCGACAAGACCGTCGCGGACTTCGTGCGGCTCGCCGATGAGCCTGCCAAGGCCTCGGAAAAGCTCAACGAGCAGTACCACTACCTCACTGCCGCGGTCTGGCAACAGATCCATGCCCTGGAGGAAGAGGGACGCAAGGACGAAGCCTCGGCGCTGGCGCAGAAGACCTATGCGGCGGCGATGGCAGAGCGGGCTGCCGAGGTGCGCGAGAACCTCGGAACCCTGGAGCGCGGCTGGAACACGGTCGCCAGCGCGGCTGCGCGTGCCTGGGACGCGATGAAGGATGTCGGCCGTCCGATCACCCTCTCGCAGATCAAGGACAAGATTGCGAGCGTCACCGAGGAGCTCAACAAGCTCGACGCCGGTACCTCTGGTTTCGGCGAGACGGGCGGCGGCGCGGCCACCGGCGCAGGGCGGACCAGCAGCGCGATGCAGGCCAAGCTGCGCGCCCGCCTGGCCGAGCTCACCGCGCAGGCCGCGCCGCTCGAAGCCCAGAGCGCCACCGCCGCCATCCAGGCCGAGCAGGCCCGGCAGCAGCAGGCCCGGATCGAGGCGCAGAAGCGCCTGGATGCGCAGGAGAAAGCGACCCGCACCGCCGCCCAGAGGCGCAAGGAAGAGATCGACCAGCTCAAACGCGATGCCGACACGGTCGGCATGGCGAAGGACGAATATGACCGGCGTGTCGCGTCGATCAACGAAAAATACAAGGATCCGAAGACCGCCAGGCCCAAGGCCGTCACCGCCGATGCGGCCGAACGCTACCTCGACCAGCTGAGTCAGGAAAACGCCGCGGCCCTCACGCGGTCCTCGCTGCAGGAAAAGGCCTCGGCCGCCGTCGAGAAGCAAAGCAAGTTCGAGCAGCTGATCGCCGACATCCAGGCCAAGCAGGCGGACCACGGCCAGAAGTCGCTCACCGCCGATGAAAAAAGCCTGCTCGCTGCGCAGGACACCATCCGCGAGAAGCTCAAGCAGTACGTCCTGAACGAGAAGATCGCCGACCTGCAGGAGAAGTCGCTCAAGGCAGAACGCGACTTCGCCAATGCGGCCGAAGCCATCAACCGCACGATGGCGAGCGCACGCGAGTCCCGCGCCGAGCAGTACGACCGATCGCTTTCGGTGCTGGGCCTCGGCAGCCAGGCGCAGGAGCAACTCAACTCCACTAAGGCCATTTATCGCGAGTACCAAACCTACCAGCGTCAACTTGCACGCGAGGCCGGCGAGAAGGGCATGCTGGGCTCAGAGAAGTACGCGGCCGAGCGCAACCAGATCAAGCAGCAGCTGCAGCTCGCCCTACAGGACAACGAGCAGTACTACGCCTCGCTGCGTCAGAAGCAGGGCGACTGGACGCTAGGCGCCCAGCAGGCGCTCAACAACTACCTGGACAGCTCGCGAAACGTTTTTAGCCAGACCGCTTCGCTGGTGGGCAATGCGTTTTCCTCCATGGAAGACGCGCTGGTGACCTTCACCACGACGGGCAAGCTCAACTTCAAGAGCTTGGCCAACAGCATCATCGCGGACCTGGTGCGTATCCAGACCCGCCAGTCGCTATCGGGGGTCGCCTCGACCCTGCTGAGCAGCCTCTCCGGTGTTTTCGGGGGGAGCGCCTGGCAGTCAGCCGGTGTACAGGCGTCGGGTGCCGTGACCTCCGGTGTGGCGGGTGGAAACGTGGTGGGCACCGCTCTGGCGCCGCTTGCCAATGCCAAGGGCAATGTGTTCCAGGCTCCCGGTCTCCATGCCTATGCCAACCAGGTGCTCGAAAAAGCCACGCTTTTCCCATTCGCGAAGGGGGCTGCGATCGGCGTCGCCGGCGAGGCTGGGCCCGAAGCCATCATGCCGCTACGCCGCGGCGCGGACGGCCGCCTAGGCGTGAGCACTGCGTCAGGCGGCACAGGCGCTGTGGTCGTCAACAACTACGCCGGCGTGCAGGTTCAAGCGAAGCGGCAACAACGCGACGACGGCTCCGCATTCACCGAAATCCTTATCCGCGAAGTCGCCTCCATTCTGGGTGCGGACGTTGCCGACGGCAACGGTCCGATTGCTCGCGGGATTGAGCATCGCTACAACCTCAAATAGACAACCATGAATCCTTCTTGGCCTCGAGCTGTGCGTCTGTCTTTGGCAGGTGCGCAACAGCAGGACGCGTCCGTCATCGAGCGCTCCGACATGGAGCGCGGTCCTGCCAAGACCCGGCGCGCTGCCACCGACCCCATGGTGACCGTGAGCGCCACTGCGCTGTTCCTGGCAAGCCGCGACGTCGCAGCCTTCCGCGCTTGGCTCTACAGCCCAACCGGTGCGGACGCCGGTGCGGCATGGGTGGATTGGACCGACCCGCGAACGGGCGCGGTGCGGTCGATCCGAATCGTCTCTTTAGGCGCGCTCACGCCCATTGCGAGCTGTTTCGCCATCGCGCAGCAGCCCGTGGTCTTCGAATACTTGGAGACGGTGGAGGAGATCGCCGCAGGCGTACCGCTGCGCTGGGACTTCACCGCCAACGCCGATGGCTGGATTGCCTACCCTGGCCTGGGGACACTCACCTGGGCGCCCGGCAAGATCACGGCCGCCGCCGAGCCCGGCCGCTACCCCGTAATCCGGCGGCCCGACCTACAGATCTCGGGCGCATATCAGTCCGTCGTGCGGATGGCGATCACACGCCTGGCCGGCAGCGGATGGACGGGGAACCTCTACTACCAGACGCAGGGCCGCCCCTTCGATTCCGGCGGCTTCCGCAAGCAGATCGCCAACCCTGTGCCCGCCGTGGGCGCGAGCGCGGTGGTCACCTGGGACATGGCCCAGCTTACGGCAGGCGGCGCGGACTGGCTGCAGAACACCATCACCTCGCTGAGCGTGGACTTCGGTGCGGCTGCGGACGATGTGTTCGAGATCGACTGGATTGAGGTCGCTGCAGCATGACCCTCACGCCTCAGATGCGCGCGCAGCTGCAGCGCGTGAACGACCGCGACGGGGTGCTGCTGTTCCTGGCCATCACCCACCGCGCCTTCGCCGCGCCGGTGCGGGTGGTGCGCGACACCAGGAAGTGTCCCCGGCAGGAGCTGGTGGACGGCGTCCTGCAGACCGTCACCTACCTGCCGCTGCCCATCGAGATCACTCTGCCGCAGGACGTTCCTCGGGAGCAGGCGAGGGTGCAGATCCAGATGGACAACGTCGGCCGCGACGTGCTGAGCGAGCTGGAGGCATTGCCGGCCGGCGCGGCGCTCGATGTGACCGTCTTCATCACCAGCCGAGCCAGCCCGCAGACCGTGGATTGGGACTTCACCGCGGCCATGACCAAGGCGACCGCGACCTACGGCAGCATCGCCATCACCATCGGCGACGACTCGCTGTTCCGCGCGCCGGCCGTGGCCCTTCGATACGACGCGCAGACCGCGCCGGGGCTGTTCTGATGGCCGCCGTCACCATCCGCGACGCCGAGCGCTACCTGGGCATGGTGTACCAGCCTGGCGTGTTCGATTGCGCGAGCTTGGCGGTGCTGGTGCAGCACGACCTGTTCGGCCGCACCGTCAGCCTGCCCGGCGCCGCAGACCGCGCGCGCGGCCGGCGCGGCCAGGCTCGGGAGATCACCCGGCAGCACGTTGCCGCGCCGTTGTCCCAGCCCGCCACCGGCTGTGCGGTCCTGCTCTGGCAGGACGCCGGCTTCGGTGAGCCTCCTTTCAACCGGCAGTGGCACATCGGCACCGTCTTCCTCCACCAGGGGGCGGTGTGGGTGCTCCATGCCGCCAACGAAACCCAGGGAGTCGCCCTCAAGCGGCTCTCCGACCTCACCCGCCAGGGCATGCACCTGGAGGGCTTCTACCAATGGATCTGAGCTTCAAGCCCATCAGCCTGGCCATCGCCGCGCACCCGATGCGGCGCGATTTGGACGTGCGCCCCGTCGCGCCAGGCCGATCCCTCGCGCAGACCCTGGCGGAAGAGGGCATCACCGGCGACGGCTGGGAGGTTTCCATAGGCGGTGCGCTGGTGCCCGTCGCTATGTGGCCGCACGTCCGCGTTAAGGCTGGCCAGGTCGTCGAGGCCCAGTCCCTGATGCGGCGTCAGGTCGCGCAGCTGGCGGCGATCGTTGCACTGTCCTACTTCACGTTCGGCGCCGGCGGCTTGGCGGCTGCCGGCTCTACAGGGGGGGCTGGGCTCTTCGGTGTCGGCGGCGCCATCGGGGGTGGCTTCTGGGCGGCTGCAGCCACCTACGTCGCAGGCACGCTGCTGATCAACACACTGCTGTCGCCGAAGTCCACCAGCGCGGCCAGCGCCTCGGCCGCGGGCCCCGCCAGCTACGCCATCTCCGGCGTGCAGAACTCGCCGCGCCCGTTCGGCCGCCTCTGTCTGATGCTGGGCGAATGCCGGGTCGTGCCCGACCTGCAGTCCCGCCAGTACGGCGAGTTCCGTGGCGAGGACCAATACCTCTCGGCGATGTTTGCCGGCGGCATCAACTGCGGCCTGGTCACGGATCTGCGAATCGCCGGGACCAGCATTGCGGCCTACGAGGGCGTCACCGTCACCACGGCGGGCTTTCCGGGCATGGCCGAGCAGGCGATGCCGGTCTTTGACGTGGACACCATCGCGGGTGGCCTGCTCGACGCGCCCTCAGCGGTGCCGGGCCCGACCGTGCTGCGCACCAGCAGCCCGGACACCGTGGTCCTGGCGGTGGACATCGAGGCCCAGCTCTTCGCCACCGACCCGGGCTCCGGCAACTACACCGCCCTGGACCTGGACATCGTCATCCAGTACGCGCCGGCCGGCTCCGGCGCCTGGCAGCCCTTCGTCGGCACCAACCCGGCGGTGCGTCTGCGCAATGGCACTTCGCGGCCCCTGCGCGTCACCTACGTGCTGAACGTGCCCGCAGGCCAGTACGACGTGCGCATGTGGAAGGCCACGGTCAACACCGATTCCGATGGCGTCAGCGCGGGCGCCAGCAACACTGTCAGCTGGACCTCGCTCAAGAGCTACCAGGTGGATACCGCCGACTACGGCGGCCAGCCGCGGCTGCGCGTGGAGATCAAGGCCAGCGGCCAACTCTCGGGCTCGCTCGACTCGCTCACCTGGATCGGCCGCAGCGCGCCCATGCCGCTGTGGAACGGCACGGGCTGGGTCATGGTCGGCGAGCCCGGATCGGCCGGCGTCAGCAACCCCGGCGCCCTGGCCCTGCTGCTGCTACGCGGCATCTACCGGCCCAGCGACGGCAAGCGCATCGCCGGCATGGGCTTCAGCGACAGCCGCATCGACCTGGAGTCTTTCCAGGAATTCATGGTCCGGTGCATCGCGATGGATTTCCGCTTCGACGCCGTGATCCAGGAGGACATGGCGATCGGCGACCTGATCGACACCATCCTCGATGCCGGCTGGGGCCGTCTGTCGCGCGGTGGCAATGGCCGCTACCGCGTGACCTGGCTGGCCGAGGACCAGCCAATCGAAGGCGTGCTCAACATGGCCGCCATCAAGGCGCGGTCCTTCTCGGTGGACTACAACCTCGCGCCCGGCGCCGACGAGCTGAGCTACCAGGTCTTCGACCGGGACAGCGACTGGACGCTGCAGGCCGTGCGGGTGCAGGCGCCCAACGTCGTGGGCACGCCGCAGAACACCGCCAGCCTCACGGTGCTGGGCATCACCCGGCAGGAGCAGGCCGCGATGCGTGCTCGCCTGACGATGGCGCAGAACGTCTACGGCCGCAAGGTCATCAGCTTCGACATCGATCTGGAGCACCTGGACTACCGGGCCGGCAGCGTGCTGGCCGTCAGCCACGACCTGACGCAGTGGGGCTTCGGCGGCCGGCTCCGCGCCGTGACCGTCGCCGCCGGCCGCTTCATCGTATCGGTCGATGAGCCCGTGCCGGCGACGGCGGCCGCCACCCGTGTGCTCGGCCTGCGCGTGCCCGGCGAGCGGCAGATGCGGGTCTACCAGGTCAGCGCCGTGAGCCCCGACGGCCGGCGCATCACCGCCGCGGGCGACTGGCCCGGCACTGGCCTGGCCGGCGTGGAAGACGTGCTGTGGATGTTCGACTTCAAGGCGACCCCGGGCCAGCGCGTGCGGGTGGCGTCCATCACCCCGCAGGGGAAGATGACCGGTGCAACTGTGTCTTTTGTGCCCGAAGACCCGGGGTTCTGGCAATACGTGCTCTACGGTGCCTGGACGCCTCCGCCCAACAACAGCCAGCTGCAGCGCGCGCCGCAGATCACCCGGGCCTACGTGACCGAGCAGCTCAAGCGCGAGGGCAGCGGCTACGCCACCGAACTGACCGTCAGCTTCGAGGTCACCGGCCGCCTGGCGCGCGCCGAGGTGTGGGGCGCCACGGCCGGCACATCGCTCAAGAAGCTCGGCGAGACCACATCGAACAGCTTCACCTGGGGCGCTGCGCTCGACAACGTCTGGCGCATCGAGGTCCGGCCCTTCAACGACATTGCCGGCGGCAAGGCCTTCGCGCTGAGCTATGCCGTGCTCGGCCTGCGCGCGCCGCCGCCGGATCTGGCCAGCCTGTCACTCAACGGCCAGGTCTTGAACTGGCCCAACATCTCGCGCGACCTGGTGCCCGATCTTGCCGGCTACCGGATCCGCTTCAACTACGGCGAGAGCGATGACTGGGGTGTCGCCACACCGATGCACGAGGGGCTGATCACGGACTCCCCCTATCAGCTGCAGGTGGTGCCGCCCGGCGTCATCACGATTCTGGGCAAGGCCGAGGACACCTCGGGCAACCTGTCGGTCCATGCGGCGGTGCTGCGCGCGAACCTGGGAGACGCCGAGATCGCCAACGTGGTGCTGCAGCAGGACTACCGCGCACTCGGCTGGCCTGGCACCTACACAGGGGCGCATCTGGCGGGCGGCGACCTGGTGGCGGACAACACGTCGCCCTTCTACGGCCCGGCCGCCTCGCGCTTCTACAACCCGAACCCGAACGCGCCTTTCTACACCGCCAACTTCGCGGCGATGGAATGGGTCAGCGAGCGCTGGTGGGCGGGCGCGGACATCGCCGGCAGCACCCTGACCCTGGCCACCGACATCGATGGCGCGAACTACTCCATCGAATACCGCCGGCCTGGCAACACGCCGTTCTATGGGGATCCGACCGCTCCGTTCTACGGTGCGGCGGCCGATCCCTTCTATCCGGTCGATGAGGCTTGGCAGGTGTGGCCCGGCAGCCTGGATGTGGCGCCGTCCTTCTATCAGTTCCGGGTGCGCATCGGGTCCGGCCCGGTCGAGGGTGCGATCCGCGCCTTCGTCGCCACGATCGATGTGCCAGACCGTGAGGTCAGCCAGCAGCAGGCGATCGGCCCGGGGCCGACGCGGCTGGCGGGCCTGGCCGGGTTGTTCAACGTCATCAAGACCGTCCGCGGCTCGCTGGAAGGCGGCACCGCCACGGGCTTCTCCATCCTCGACCGGGACGCGGTCCTCGGCCCCCTCATCCAACCGTATGCCGGCGCGAGCGCGGGCGGCACTGCCAACTTCAATTTCGACGCGAAAGGATATTGACCATGAGTCTCTTGCCCGCCAAAGGCGACCTCGACGGCACCGCCGCCGGCCACACCACCGGCATGTTTCAGCTGGCGATCGGCGGGATGCGCGACTTCGTCGCCAGCCTGCTCGGCGCCGGCTCCGCAGATCTGCAGGCCACGAAGCTGCTCGCGCAGCAGACGCTGGGGATCGGCGGCCGCAACAAGATCATCAACGGCAACTTCGCCATCAACCAGCGCGGCGTAGCGGGAACGGTGAATCTGGCCGCCGGGGCATATGGCCACGACCGATGGAAAGCAGGCTCTGCGGGCGTCATCTACACCACCGCTTCGAACGGCGTGGATACAGATCTCACGATCACCTTCGGCGGTTTGGTGCAGGTGATCGAAGCCGGGCTTGTGGAGGGGGGCGACTACTGCATCAGTTGGGAGGGCACATCTCAGCTGTACCTCGGTGGCAGCACTTTCGTGACCAGCCCATACGTGCTGGCGGGGGTGACGCCAAACGTGACGCTGGGCCTGCAGTTCTCTGTGGGCACCCTAGGTCGGGTGCAGGTCGAGCGCGCGGTCGGCCAGAGCCCTTTCGAGCGTCGTCCTGTCGACATCGAACTAGCGCGATGCCAGCGCTACTACGAGACCGGCAAGCTGCTGCTCGGCGGCGCCTATCCCTCGGGCGGCGTGGGCGCGCAGGCCTACGGCGAGGCGCAGTTCAAGGTCACCAAGCGCGCCGTGCCCACCATGACCCAGCTCGCCGCCTCCAGCTCGGCCAACGTGCAGTCGAACGCTTTCACATCCACCACCACCAGCAGCGCCTCGGTGTTCTGCACGCACGACGTGAACCCGGGGAATTTCAGCCTCTCGCTCTATTGGGCGGCCAGCGCGGAGCTTTAAGCCATGTACCAATGCACCCAGACCGATTCCGTAATCCGCCTGGCCGATGGCGCGCTCATCCCGGCCGACCAGGGCAATACCGACTACCTCGCCTACCTGGAATGGGTGGAGGAGGGCAACGTCGCCGAGGCTGCACCGGTGGCGCCCATCGGCCCGGCGGTGCCGGCGGCCGTCACGCCGCGGCAGGCCCGGCTCGCCCTGCTGCACGCCGGCCGCTTGGCGGATGTGGCGGCGGCGATCGAGGCCCTGGCTGAGCCGCAGCGCACGGCCGCGCACATCGAGTGGGAGTTCGCCAGCAGCGTGGAGCGGGCCTCGCCGCTGGTGGCCACGCTGGGCGTCGAGTTGCACCTGTCGGAAAGTGAGCTTGATGCGCTCTTCCTCACGGCCGGGAGCCTGTAGTGCAGACGCATTTTTCGCGAGCGTTGCGGGCGTATGTGAGCTTAAGTGTGGGCGTGACCGCAGCGATAGCCATCTTCGATCCGACCCGCCAGCACCGGGAGGCCTTCGAAGGCGGGGCTAGCCTGCTGACATTAGGCAGCCTGGCCAGCATGGCCTTCCTGCTGGCGATCGCCTTAGCCGGCGCGCTCGATGTGGTCATCAACGACCTGCTGCCCGAGCGTTTCAGCATCGATTCCACGCACCGCCACCGGCACGTCGTCTTCATGTTGATGGCGATTGGCCAGGTCGCGCTGATGTGGCTCATGGTGAAGGCGAATCCGGGGGAGTGGCCGCCGGTGCTCGCGCGCTACGTCCTTGACGCGGCGTTCGCCGTCGGCATCGCAATCGCTGGCGTCCGGGACCACTACTTCCGGAGGGTCTACGGATGATCCGCTTCCTGTTACGCGCCATGCGCTTGCTGCTGGCCTTGCTGTGGCTGCCCACCGCTGCGGTTGCCTCGCAAGTCAGCTTCGGCCAGGCGATGCAGACGATCACCGTATTCGAGTGGGCGCTTATCTTCATGTTCTCCACGCTGGCCGGCGCGACAGCGCTGCTGATGAAGTTCAGCGCGCATGTGAACGCGGTTCCGCCTGGCCAGCCGGTGCCGCCCATGCGCAACCCCTGGGTGCTGTCGCTCAGCCACATGTTGGCCTCCTGGCTTGCCGGCCTCCTGGGCTTCTTCATCGCGTCGACCAGCGGGATGGGCGGGCTCTACGTGGCCATGTTCGTGCCGCTGTGCGCCTTTGGCGGCGCCAAGACGCTGGAGATCTTCTGGAAGCAGAAGGTCGGGCCGGCAGCAAGCGGCCCCGATCCCGCCTCCTAACCCGCAGTTCTCAAACACAGCCCGCCTCGTGCGGGCTTTTTTTTGTCTGGAGCAAACATGGCAACCAAACCGATTCCGCGCGGCATCCGCAACAACAACCCCGGCAACATCGACCGCAATGGCACAGCCTGGCAAGGTATGGCCGTCGACCAGTCGAGCGATCCGCGCTTCATCGTCTTTCAGGCGCCGAAGTGGGGCATTCGCGCCTTGTGCAAGGTGCTGCTGAGCTACAGCCTCAAGGCTGGTACGCCCGGCGTAGGTGCGGCGTCCATCGATACGGTGTACGAAGTCATACACCGGTGGGCGCCGCCCGTCGAAAACGACACCGAGGCTTATGTCGCGCAGGTGGCCAAGGCTCTGGGCGTAGCACCCAAGCAGGCGCTCGTCATGCGGGATCCAGCCGTCCTGGCGGGATTCGCCGCAGCCATCATTGCCCACGAGAACGGCCAGCAGCCGTACTCGACCGAACAAATCCGCGAGGGGGTGTCGCTGGCCCTGCTGCAATGACGGCCGCGCGCGCCGTGCTGCTGGCCCTGCTGGGCATGGCACTGGCATTCGCCGCTGGCACGTGGTACGGCACCGGCCTGGGCGAGGACCGGGAATATGCGAAGCGCGCTCGAGAGGACGCCATCGTGGACAAGGCTGGCCAGGCGGCACAGCTGGCGGCCGCCAAGGCCATCGCCGCCAACAAACCCCGCAATGTGACCATCCGCCAGGAGACCGAACGTGAAATTCAAACGCGCACTGTGTACGCTGATTGCCGCCATTCTCCTGACCAGATGCAGCGCCTCAATGAAGCCCTCACCGGCCGGGCCGAGCCCGCTGGTGTTAGCCAGCTGCCCGGACTTGGCGCCGCTTACCGAAGATAGTTTTGGAGACACAACGCGAAAGCTAATCGATGTTGCGTTCCAATATCGCGAGTGTAGAAATTCTGTTTTGGCTGGTTATTAGTCTGCAGTTCAAGGATTACGGCGAGGTTTTACGAGGGGAAAATTTTGGGTTAACAAAAAGCTGTTGTCTATAAGCTGCTATGAGTAAATTATCCAAAGCGACGCAGGTGGCAAAACCAAACTCAGCGGCTGCTCGGCCTTTCATCCACACGAGTTCGTTCTGAAAACTTCTTTCTGCGCTGGAATTAAGCCCTGCCATCAGTGCGTTTATGGATATCCACTCGTTTGCAAGGGTAGGGGTGTCCTCTAGCCATTGCATTGCCAACACATGCGTTCCTGAGTTGTGAAGTGCAGCATCTAACAGCCAGCCAAACTCCTGCGTGAATGAAACTTTGACATTCTCTCCGCATTCCTTATTTTTACTGAAAGCAGATTCCAACTTGAGTACGGATCTCAGAAAGTCGGCGCGACATTTATCAAAATAAATTTGATCTATTGCACGTTTTTCTGACGATCTTTGAAGCTTAAATTGCTGGCCAAGTACCAAAATAGTTAGAAAGCTCAATAACGGCCCATAAATACCACTCATTGCCGATCCCATTTCAGCCCAGCGGGTGTGGGAATGCGAGATGGTTATGCCAAAGGTAAAGCTGTAGATCGCGACGGGAGCCAGCAGAATCAGCCAAACAACTACCGAGCCTACGAGGCTCAAATGGTGCTTTAGGCGGTGCATTAGATGGTGTATTAGCTTTTTCAATGTATTGCCTCCCAATATGCGTAAATCACAACGCAAAGCCACCATGAAAACCAATTATGTCATGCGTACCAAGCGGCTAAATTAGGTAATCGCTAGTGGCATGCTCTCCCAGCACGTGGTGTAGTCGGGCGTCTTGCGCTCCTGTTTCATTATCCAGTTGCGCCGCGCACCTTCCACCCCCGCGCTGGCCATCGCCACAGTTCCGCGGCCGTAGCGCTCGTTGAGCTGGTCCACCGCCTGCATCAGCGAGCCGCGGTCTTCCACCCCGCCGTCCAAGGCCAGTTCGCCCTGCTCCACGGAGCCGTCCTGCAGGTCCAGCAGATGCACACCCGCCTTGGCCATGTGGAAGCCCGGCCGGTAAATCGCCTGCATGCCGCGCACCGCGGCCTGGACGAGCAGGCCGGTATCGGCCGTGGGCTTGCGCAGCGGCACCACCGTGGCCCGGCTGTACTGCGGCAGCTCCTTGCGATGCGGGCTGGTGTGCACGAACACGGCGACCTGGCCGGCCACGCTGCTCTGGCGGCGCAGCTTTTCGGCGGCGCGCTGGGCGAACTCGGTGACGGCCTCGACCAGGTCCTCCAGCTGCGTCACCGGCCGTCCGAAACTGCGCGTGCTGGCGATCTCCTTCTTGGCCGGCGGCTGGCCCTCCAGATCGATGCAGGGCATGCCCTGCAGCTCGCGCACAGTGCGCTCGAGCACGACACCCCAGCGCGCCCGGACCATGGCGGCATCGAGGCGCACCACGTCCAGCGCCGTCACCAGGCCGGCCGCCTGCAGCTGGGCGCCGATGCGCCGGCCGATGCCCCAGATCTCGCCCAGCTCGGTGGCCTGCAGGACGGTGTCGAGGTCCGACGCCGGCAGCGCCGCCAGGTTGGCGACCTGGGCCAGGTCCTCGCAGTAGCTGCCCGGCTTGCGCTCGGCCGTCTTGGCCACGTGGTTCGCGAGCTTGGCCAGGGTCTTGGTCTGGCCGATGCCGATGCCGCAGGGGATGCCGATCCACTCATGGATGCGCGATCGCACCCGGACCGCCCGGCGCGTCACATCCCGCACGCCGGCCAGGTCGATGAAGCTCTCGTCGATGCTGTAGATCTCCTGCTCCGGCCCCAGGCCGGCGGCGATCGACATCATGCGGTTGGACATGTCGCCGTACAGCCCGAAATTGGCGGACAAGGCCACCACCGTGCCCTCGGGCAGCTTGTCGCGGATCTCGAACCATGGCGTGCCCATCTGGATGCCGAGCGCTTTGGCCTCGTTGCTGCGGGCGATGGCGCAGCCGTCGTTGTTGGACAGCACGATCACCGGCCGGCCGGCCAGGCTGGGCCGGAACACCCGCTCGCAGGACACGTAGAAGTTATTGCCGTCGACCAGGGCAAACAGCGGCGCGCTCAT